ATACGCTCGTATTTGTTGATATATTCTTTTACTTCTTTATTCTGAACCGTACATGGAATTAAATAAGGGTATATTTCATTCATGTTTGCCAAAGGTAACCAGCTGTCCATTATCATATAAACATAAGGGGACATTAACAATTCTTCAATAACATCTACATCATTTTGGATTACGAAGTTTGAATCAACAGTAACCATTTCTTCAGCATCACCATAGAATGTGGTCTCACTTGAATCGTAAGATTGTCTATTCCAGTATTGAGTGTTTAATGATTTTTGTTGGTTGTATGTTTTTTTATTAACACCATATTTCTTGGTGAACTTTTTGGTGAATGTATATGTATCCCAAATACCTTGTCTATTCATAAATAAGAACGAGATGGGGTCGTTAAAACATTCTTCCCCAACCATTTTGTATTGCACTATTTCAGATACACCGTTAATCTCATAATCAATACCATTACAAGTATTGGATAAGAATATTGCGATATCAGAATCAGTCCTTAATGTTGGGTTTGGTTTGTATATTCCATAAGCGATTCTTTGTTGAAGATATCCGTATGGGGCGTTTGATTGAGCGTTTGCTCTTGCTGTAAAATCAATTGCATTACTTTGGACAACATCATAATCCATTTGGTTATTGGTCTGTGTCTTTTGTAGGTATGTAATTGCTTTAACTTGAGTGGTGTTATTAAACAATGGATTACCACCATACATAAATCCAATTACAATAGGACATTTGTAGTAATGAGTTCTATATCTTGTTTGATAAACTGATGAACCAAAGATGGTCATTGGTATTGTTTCACTTCCAAAGGTGGACATAAAATAACCAGTATCTCCTGTGGACATTTGATAATCATAAACTTGAGTATTCAAGTAGTTATATTGACCATTCAAGTTATTACCTGAATAGTAATACTTGTTTGATAATACTTTATTGTTTTGAACACCAGGATAAATCATAACTCCATAAGGTTGATTTGCTGCTGATGTGATTGATATTGAACCACCAGTGTATCCTGTGTAAGTTGAATAATTTACAGGAACGGTAACAGTTGTTGTTCCCCCTGTGTTGGTGTATTGGATACCGAATAAACAACGATATTCATTGATGTGGTATATGTTTTGGAATCCTTGATAACCTCCGTTAAATCCGTTAGAAAACGATATTGTTGAGCTTAATTGATTACCGATAAATGCTTGAGATGTTTGACCTGTTGTAACGGTTGTTTGTGAGTTGGCATAAAGAACTTCGTATGGATTCATCTTTTCAGCATTCAATGATGCTGAAACATAACCACCCATATTTCTTGGATTACCATTTGTTAAGTTATAAATGATTGTCTCCACATTGAAGATACAGTTTCCAAATTCATTGGGTGGAACCAATAATCTTGCTACCTTACCATAATCTTGGGTTGAACCAGAATCGTTTTGGTAGGGGTTTTTATAAATGTCCACAACCAATCTAATATCTGTATAAGCAGAGTAATCATTCATTACCACATTCCAAGTATGGTCAGAGTGGGTTGGTGTGACTGCCAGTGGCATTTGTCTTATGTTTAATTCTAAACTCATTACGGTGTTGTTATTTCAATTTCGGTTATATTTGATTCAATAAAGTTAGCCACATCGTTTTCAATTGCTGCATATAAGTCATTATATGCTTCCATCAATTCAGGTGGGGGATTGTTAAAAATGTCTTCTAATGAATCAAGCCCTTTATCATAAATATTGGCAGGTCTAATACCATACTTGAATATGCTTTGTCTAATGGCAAATGCAAAACTTAATCTTGGTATAAACTGACCCTTTTTATTTCTTCCTCTGATTCCTTTAATTTTAATCCATTCAAGGATTGCTGGTATTGGAACCATTTTTTTGCCAGCCTTTCTACCCAAGTTAACATACTTGAAATAATCTTCATATGTAATTTGTAGTTCTCCTGCGTTACCTCCTTGACCAGGAACTAATGTAACACTTAACGAGTTTAATAACTTACCTGATGCAACCTTATTCCCCATCCCCTTAACATTTGGATTACCATAGGGATAGATTTTTTCTTGAATCTTTTTCTTCATCATATCAACGAAGATTTGACCAATTGCTAATAAGGCATCGTCAGCTAATTCAAACATTATTCTTCTTCGTTTAAGACCTCTGGTTTAACTTGAATGTTGTAGTGAGACATAGCTTCATCTTTTGAATTAAACTCGTCCCAGCCTACGTTAATTCCATCAGGAGTGTATGCTATTTCTGCCTCCATCATATTGCGGGGTTCTTTGGTATCAATATCTTGAAACTCCCCATCTTCTATAAATAATTTGTATATCATAATATTATCCTGTTACTGTCCATCCTTTAGCGGTTGCAATAGCTCTCGTACAACCTGCCGCACCTGACGCTCCTGTTATGTTTATTGTTTTTGATACGATTGTTGGTAAGTCTGTAAATACTTGGTCTAAAGCTGCGGCATTTAAACTTGTATATGAAATGTTAATCTGTGGTGAAGTACCACCGTATTGACCAGTGCCACCGTTTCTTAATCTCAATGCTGTTAATTTTGCTTGAGTGGTTACGTTTCCATTCATTTGTAGAATACTAAACTTACAATAAAAATCTGTAGTTCCAGTCATTTCAAACGCATTAACTGAAAAGTTAGAACCGTTGATATAAACTGTTGAACCTGTTGAGGTATTACCAATAAATTGACTATTGTTTAATGTCTTTAATGAAGAACAGTTATTAACCATTTGATTTATAGTTGTTATTGCGGTTGTTTGTGTTGTTGGTAAAGTTAAAGTTTCTAATGATGGACTGTTTGCTGCAAGAGAATCGTAACTGTTTAAACCAGTACTAACTGTTGTTGGTAAAGTTAAAGTTTTTAATGCCGCAGCACCATTAAACGCACTTGCCAAACCAGTAGTTGTTAGTGAGGTCATTGATGTTGGTAATGTAACTGATATTAAACTTACACAACCACTACAAATTGAAGTCATAGTTGTAACAGAGTTCATTGTTGCAGGAAAAGTTAAACTTTCTAAATTATTACAGTTTTGAAATGCTGACGATAAGTTATTTACTGATGTTAATGATGTTGGTAATACAATGGATTGAAGATTAGTACATGAACTACACATGCTAAGCATGGATGTTAAACTATTTTGTGCATTATTTGGAAGTTCAATTTTTCTTATATTAGTACAGTTTATAAAACATTGTTGTAATAAAGTTATATTATATGAACTTGGAACAATTACTTCTGATAGTGCTGAACAAGTAAGAAACATACTATTCATTGCTACCGTTGCCCCGATTGTCGTGGGTAATGTTATTTCTTGTAAATTATGGCAAGAAGAAAACATTGAAGACATATCAGTTAAAGATGGAATACTGGTTGGTAATGTTACACTTGATAATGAAATACAACTTGAGAACATTGCAGACATTGTTGTTGCATTAAAATTTGTAGGTAAAATACAAGATTTTAAATTACTACAACCATTAAACATAGCATTAGCTAAAAATGTATTTCCTGCCGTTACAGTTGTTGGGAATTTAACATATTCTAACGACCTGCAGTTAATAAACATTGAATTTATATCTACCGTTGTTGTTCCACTATGAAATGATGGTATTTCAACAGTTATCAATGAATAAGAAGCACTAAACATACTTGCATAGTTTGTACAAGATAACATTGGTGGAAGTTTAATTGTTGTTAATGAATTACAGGTAGCAAACATTGAAGACACAGTTGTAACTAAATTTAATGTTGTTGGTAATGTTGCACCTGTTAATGAAACACATGTACTAAATGTCCCGTTAAAATTGGTTATGTTAGTCGCATCCGATGGAAGAGCAATACTTTGTAATGCAGAACAGTTTTGAAACGCCAAATTACAAGTCGTAATATTTGCCGCAGATGTTGGCATTTCAACTTTTGCCAATACTCTACAACCTGAAAAAGTTGAGTCAAATCCACTCGTTCCACTCATAGTTACTGGTAATTTAACATACTCCAAATAAGGATATACTCCAAAAAAACTTGAACTACTAACAAAATTTATTTGGTTTGGTTCATTTACGGTTACATCACCATAATATGCTTCCAAAACTCCAATAGGATAACCAGAGTTTGTTTGAGTGGGTGTAATACCAAATCTACAAGTTGTAATTCTTGCTCCTGAATCAACATAAACTCTAACCTTATATGTGTCGTATCCTCTTGAACAAGGGGTACCAGATGTTATATATGTGTGTGATGTATTTGTTGTAGTAGCTGTTGATACCGTATCAATGGTTCCATCACCCCAATCAATATAAAGATTTTGAGATGCTGGTTTTGTAAAAACAGTATTGATGGTATATGCGGATACTCCCATGTTTGTTACAACAAATTGAACCTCACCTGGTGTATCAACAACACTTACCCAATCAGGTTGTCTTGTCCATCCACTTTGTGGGTCAACTGGTCTCTGTAAGACATACGATGTTTGATTTGGAATGATAAATGCCATATTATAAAGTTTGTTTGAATATGTTTATTGTTCCAGTAATATCTGCGGATGGGGCATATTGTGAAAAGAATATTGAACTACCTGTGGCAACCGTATTTAATGGCTGAACTCTTGAGGTCAATGCTGTATACACAGATGCATTGTTTGGGGTAAAATTAACTATTGAAGTTGAAGTAATCCCCGTATTAGAATATGTGTAATCATAATATGTCGTTCCTGTATTATAAGTCCAACCACTTGATGATAATGTAACACCAGTGATTGTTGTGTAGGTATTAGAAATAAAATCTTCTTTTTGTATTTTGAAGGTTTCAGTTTCACCTGAATTGTTTAGCACTAAATAAGTATCTGCGGTGGAACTTGCCGAGTAGACTGGTAGTGCTGATATTTTTATGTTTGCCATAGTAGTTTATTATAAATATATTTTATTGTTCTGTTAATAATCCGACATTTGATTCTGTATGGATATGTTCATTATCTTCAGTCATTAACTTATTGATTCCACCAGGTGTTACTGGTGTTGAAGTAGGAGTTGGTGTATTGGTTGGGGTTTCAGTAACAGTCGGAGTAGGTGTCTCGGTTGTTGTCGGTGTTACCGTTGGAGTATTGGTTGGAGTTTCAGTTGGTGTGTTTGTAGGCGTTTCTGTTGGAGTAACAGTAGGAGTATTGGTTGGTGTTTCAGTAACAGTTGGGGTCGGAGTGTTAGTCGGAGTTTCAGTATTAGTAGGCGTTGGTGTTGATGTATTTGTTGGAGTATTGGTTGGTGTCTCTGTTGGTGTAACAGTTGGAGTTTCTGTGTTGGTAGGAGTCGGAGTAGTTGTTGGAGTTTCAGTATTAGTTGGAGTAGGCGTTTGAGTTGGTGTTTCAGTATTGGTAGGTGTTGGTGTAATGGTTTGTGTTGGAGTAATACTTGGAGTAGGAGTCGGTGTTGTGGTAGGAGTTGGAGTAGGACTTGGCAAGAATGAATCAAACGCAGCATCACATCTATTAAGTGGAACCTTAACTTCAATGTTTAACTCTGCTGTCCATCCCCCTAATAAGTCATCATACTTTTCAAGGAATGGGGTACATACAACTGCGTCATCCAAATAATACTCATTGTTAAAATTACCCAATGAGTCAGTAACAGATAATCTAAATTGACCTATAATATCATCTAATATTTGGTTGGTATCAGATAGGACATCAGTTTGATTGGATAAATCCCTTTCAATAATGTCTGAAACAATTATCGTAAATGAATAATTCATAAATCCAAAGTTCTGTTCCACCTCACCAGGAACAACATACAACAATGGATAATATGGGGCTTGGAAATGTGTATTTTCTTCTTTGTCTCTTGATTCAGTCCAATAGGTAAAGTCATCCATTGAACCAAACCCAAATGAGTTTAATTCTTTATGATAATTGGCAAGTAATTCAAAGTCATCGTGGAATGTCTTAAAGTTAATTCCTTCAAGATGTTGAATTGGGGAACCAGTAAATGTGTTGTAAGCAGCAGCACATCTATCCAAGAAGGTCATTGTCTTAATCTTTAATAGACCATTCCAACCATTTAATAGGTCGTCTCGTTTCTCCAAGAATGGAGTACATACAACCGATTCATCAAGATAATACTTGTCGTTGTAATTCCCCAAATAAGGTGTAACAGATAATCTAAACTGACTGATAACATCTTGTAATATTTGTAGGGTGTCTGATACGGTATCAACTTGGTTAGCCAAATCTAATTCACCAATATCAGCAACAACGGTATTAAACTCCCATGTCTTATATCTTAACTCATTGGTAACCTGTGATGGAACAACATACAATAACGGATAGTATGGGGCTTGGAAATGTGTATTCTCTTCCTTATCCCTTAAGGTTGTCCAATAAGATAACTGCGTAACATCCCCAAGACCAAACGAGTTTAATTGTTTGTGGTGAAATGCCAGATTTGAAAAATCATCTGCTAATGTCTTGAAGTTGATTGTTTGACCAGTCATCTATTTTTTCATTTGTTTTTCTTTTTCGTTATTGAAGTCCACAATGTAAGCAAGATGATTAAGACAAGCCACAAGGGGGAGAGCAGTAACATGGTCAATTTGCCAGACCTTGTCTTCGGCGAGAAAAGAAATCGCTGCATACCATCCGTAAAACTGATAAAAGCTATCTTCAGCCTCATCACCGACCATAATATCTTGCTCTTGGAATAGAGTGTGGTAATTTGTAGCAATCCCTCGGCTAAATTCACCAAAAAAAAAATGCTTGCTTCAATATACTTAACTGGCAAATCTTTGAATGCTTCAATTCTTTTAGTGAAATCAGAATCTGAATAAGTTGTTCCTGACTCACAATATAAATAGGCTGCAAGTTCATTTAAGTTGGCAACTTTATACGATTCATCCTTCTTTAAAAATGTATCAATATCCACAAACTGACCAAATGATATTTTGTTAACATCAACCAATGTATAATGAACACCTTTGTGTTCAATATTTCTATGTAATTCTTTTGATTCTTGGTTAAGATGTCTCCACAATTTGTTCCCCGCAATTCTAATTTGTAGGGCATCGGCTTCTTTAATTTGTGATACAGATAGTCCTGTTACTTCTGATATCATCTTCACATACATTTCTTCTTCATCTAACAAATCCTTGAAGACCATTATGTTTTTCCAAGTTTCAATTGTAGGTTCTTTAACCTCGTATTTCTTGCCTTGGTATTCTATGTGTGTTGTAGTCATAACTATATTAGTAAATATCTTTTTATTGATGTGTTCATTTTAATAAACATACACACCAGTGTTTCTCATCACCTTCATTGTTAGAAGATAACGGATGGGGTCAATAAGGTGATTGTTTTTATCTTCTGGTTCATCTAAATTATTTCCATCTTTATTTGTCTTCCATACATAAGAATTTAATTCTTCTTGTAGGTTCTTGGAATTATCGTGGACAAAGAAATTACATCTTTTAATTTGGTCTATTCCTGATAGGATTGTATCCTTCTTAACTGGCTTGGCATTTATTCCATTACGGGACATCTCTGCTATTGCTTGGGGGTTGGCACTATCACATATAAAATCATCCGTTAGATTGACTCCCAAGTCCTTTATCTTGTAAATAAAATCAGGTATGGTAACATTCCTTAAGTATAATAACTCTTCACAATAAATGGAATCCCCATCTTTATGAACTTTGATTAGAGTACAAGGGTCAGAAAAACCAAAGTCAATTCCATATCCAATCAGTTTGGCTGATGGTGGTAATTCAGAATAGAATTGTTGATGATTAAATACAACTCTGGTGGGAACACCTTTTTGTCCTTCACCAAATACCTTCCATAAGTTCTGGTCTCTTGTCTTAAGTTTCTCAATCTCATCAATAAGTGATTGGTCAAGGAAGGGGTTGTCTTTGTATGTTACAATCGTGTAGAACACATCTTGTTCTTTTTCCAACTCATATATCCAACTATTCCATAACGAGGGGTTTAAGTCAATTACAATTCTTCCTGATGTACGAAGTGCTAATTGGATATATTCATCATAAGATACTTCTGTTGCTTCGTTGATGAATAAATAATCACGCTTCCTACCTCGTAACTTTGTTTCATCATCAACTGAAAACCATTCAATCATATTGGTTCCCAACTGGTAGTATCCATCAACTGAATGCCATTTGTTGGGGTCATATTGTCCAAACATAATTAAGATTTCTTTTAGGTCTCTTAATACTGAACCTTTAAGGGCTGGTAATGTTTTTCTAACAATGGACAATACCTTATCATCTTCGTTGAGTAATTTGTATATCCAATAGATTAGAATGTTGTATGTCTTTGATGCTCTTGATGAACCCTGAAACACACAGATTCTTTTATCCGTTGATATTAAGTCTTGGAATACTTTTGTCGTGGAAATCTTTATATCCATTTAATCTTTTTGTATATCATAATAATATGAATCATTATCTTCTGATACCCACCTATAAGATTGGTTTTCTACAGATGGTAATTCAGTATCTACTTTGAATTGTTTTAGGTTTTCAGGAAGTGATTTAGTAATCCAATTACTATCTCTCCAAAAAATTCTGTTATTTGGTTGGCACATCAAATATCCATCATCAGCCTTAAATATGTGTCCACATTTATAATCAGATGGTTCATCACTATATGGGTTATCATACCAGTCTATTGTGAACATATATGTTCCCCAAACTTTAGTACTATCCTTTAAAACAATTTTGGCTCTATGATATGATAAAAAATTATATTCTATTACACTAACATTCTCTGAGAAACAATCCCATAATTGTTTATAATGAAATGGAATATCTTTTGTTGGGGGTTTTATAAATATTTCTGATATTGGTACTCTGCTTCTTAGCATACCATCGTCAGTCATTACGTGAAATGTTAAAATCTTTCCATTAAAAGATTGGATTGCAAAAACATAAATATTTATGAATATTTCAAAATCAGATTCATTTTTTGTGAAATGTGATTTACGAACTAAAGCCTTAAAACTTGGTATGTTATCGTTTAATATAATTTTCCCCATCGTTGTTTGTTCTTATAATCTCTATTTGTATTGAAGGTTTATTTAATGATTCTTCATTGGTGGTAATATCAATATGTTCTTTTACTTTACCCCATCCCCTATCAAGTAGTAATGCTCCTGCTTTAACATCACCACTTCTTGCTCTCTTCACCAGTGACTCTAATATCATCTGTGCTTGAGTTTTACCTTCTTCGGTATCTCCAAGTACTTCCGCAAGCAATTCATCCAATTTGGGGAGTTTCTTTGGTCTTCCATTTTTATTTCTAACCTCACCT